ATGTTGGCGGCCGGAATGAAAGAGTTACGCGTACCATTGGGAAAGTGGGACATACTAGATGATGGGGATGATTGTTGTTTGATTGTTGAGCACGAATATAAGCAGCAGGTTGAGGATGGACTCCCTGCTTGGTTTCGCAGATGTGGCCATGATCTTAAGATAGACGGCATCGTGACGCGGCTAGAGGATGTGAGCTTTTGCGCCAGTAGGTTGGTGCGCGTCGACGGTGTCGCAAAGATGATCATGGAGCCCGCTCGTGTCATCGGGAAATCACGACTACATCCACGGCCATTCACCGGCCGTTTCAGAAGGAAGTATGTAGCCACCATTGGGCAGTGTCAGTTAGCGATACATACGGGAGTACCCGTTTTGCAGGCACATGCGCTTATGTTAAAGCGGTGTAGCACTGAGTTGCTCAAGGAGTTGCCGAGGTCTTACCTTTACCGGTTGGCCCGAGAGGACAATCCTTGGGAAGCAACGCCCACGAAAGTCAGCCAAAGCTCAAGAGAGAGCTTTGCAGCAGCTTTCAAGATCAGTCTTGCGGATCAGTTATATTACGAGAGCATATTTGACCGGGTCACACCGGAAGAATACTTGAGGGAGGCACCACCGAACACGGTGCCGCCAGGTAATTGACCATTATCCGACGATTGTTATGGCCAGTAGGCAAACGACTAGCGAGCAAGTAAATACCGCACGTAGAATAAGACAGACGCCCGTTTTGACACCACAGCAAGTGTTGGCAAATTCAGAGGCGGCGAGGAAAGAGATAGCAGAGTTTAGAGCAGCATCGAGAGCAGCAGAGTTGTTGAGGAGAGAAACTCCAGCGGCTAAAGCACTCGTGAATTATCGCGAGAAGCAGAAAGCAATAAAGCTTTACAAGGCACAGACACAAGTTATGGTTAAGAGGAAGATAGTAAAACGCAAACCTGGCAGACGTATGCGTAGACGTATTCCGCGAGGCGGAGGAGGTGTTCAGGGACGATTGGTTCGCGCGACT